AAACGCCATTAGGCAATCCTTCGATCCTCGAGGAAGTAGCCATATCTACGCGGGGATTGTCAGTCGTACCATAACCCTGCTGTTCGTCCAATTTAGTAGTTGAAGCAACAATAACAATGTAATCATAATTGTTAACGTCTGCAAGCATTCGACGATAGGTCCGAATAATCTGGTGCTCAGACCCCATGTCCAATCCCTCAGGCTGTGTCAACCAATTCTTGCCGTAGTTGTCGAAAGAATCGGTTGCAGCGATTCCCATATGGCCGCGCTCGAGGTAACTACGACCAAAATTAATACGCTGGTAATAGGTTGTCCAAACATCAAGTTGAAGCGTCAACTGTGTGGTATTCGGTGCAATATAGTCAATACTTGTGATGAAATAGAAAAACACACTAGGTGTGTAACCTTCAAAACCAATGTTGTTAACCGGGCGTCCAGGGTTCTCAACCATCACATAATTGTACTGATTCGCCTTAGTGAAAGGTGTCGGAATACGAATCGGCTTACCCTGAGCAAGATAAGTCATCTGATTAATCTCAACCTTATGCAGGTTGTTAAAAGACTTAACATAAGCGTAAGGTGTGTGCCCATACGATTTCCAGTCAACAATATCCCGATACGTGTTATCGAAAGGCACATTAACCATGGTAATAACGCTACCGGCAGACCACACAGAATAATCAAACGAAAGGCCCGCTCTAGTCTCAGGTGGCATAGCATAAATCTCTGACATATCGTCCTCCTTCAAGTCCAAGCATAGCAGAATCGGGCGCCCAAGTGGACGCCCGATTCTGTAGTAATTCAGGAATTACTTCTTAACCTGAATACTGATTTCCTTGTTAAGCGGCTTATTGCCGTCCGCGCCCTTAGTGTCAACATTCACACCAAGAGTAAGGAACGCCTCAGGCTCATCAGGCCCAATAGTGAGAACGCCGTCGTTGGAAATCTTCGTGCCCTTAGACTTAGCATTCTTGAGATACCAATCAGTAGCGTAGCCCTTGTTAGCGGGCGCCGTCTTCCACTGAATACTGACCTGGCGAACCGCCGCCGGCGGCATAATCGTCGACTGACTACCATCCGGCTTAGTCACAATCAGCGAGTTAATCTCCGCATTCGTCTCAGCCTTAGGCGTCACCACAACCGTGTTCGGCTTAGTGCCGAACGCAATAGCCGGCGTAAACGGCGACGCGCTCATAACCGACCAGTGGTGCAGCCAATAGTTGTCATAAAGGCCCTCGGGGTTAGAAATGCTTCGGTTCTCAAGAAGAATATCCTTAATCACGAAGAACTGTTTGCTAGTCAGAATAGCAGATGTGTCAGCCATCCCCAGCGCCTCGCCGGGTACCGTGATGATGTGTGACGGTGCCTCAGCATCGCTGCGGTTAAACGCAGCGGACAGAGACGTCACGTCAACGTTCGCCTTAAACTCAGGCGTCGCAATAAGCACCAAGTCCTCAGGGCGAGCAAACGAGTGAACCGCCGCAGAATTAAAGGCGGGCGTGGGATACTGCATCTTATTAGCAGCAACCCTCAGGGCCTTAAGCGCCGCGTCAACCTTAGCCTTGTCCGGCTCAAACGAATTCATGTCAGAAATCTGCATGCGGTAGAAACCGAACTTGTCGTCGAAAGTCTTAAACAACTTAGTCATACTAAGGAACTCAGACCACTGGTCAGACGACGCAGCCACAGCCATAATCTGAGAAATCATCTCAGAAAGACCGTTGTCCGAGAGGAACGCGCGACGGAGAACATCACGGTTAATCGTGATCTTAAACTTTTCCTTACGGTTAATCGTGTGGAAAGCACTCTTCGACGGGGGAGGCGCCTGGCCAAACACGTCGCGCTCGAGGTAGTCGCGCTGCTCTTCGTAAATGGTGGGCTTGATAAAGTCAAGGTGAACTTCCTCAATGGTGTCACCGAAATTCATCATGCCCTTCTTGAAAACAGCAAGCGGGTTATTCCATGTAATGTCACGCACAATCGTAGAACCAATGCGGTTAATCAGCGATGACATAAACTCGTTACGAGTAATGTTGTCGGACATGATTCCCGCAATGGTTTCCTGAATGTTGGCCTTGGTGGCCTCGGGAACCATATTCTGATAATCGTAACGCGCATCGCTGCGAATAGCGTTAAGAATATCAATGTTATTAGTGTCGTCACGCAACTGTGGCATAATCAATTCCCCTTAAAAAGTTCGCTAATTGACTTAGGCTTCCAGTTAGAGTCGGGAACCTTATCGTTCCCCGAATCAGTACTAGAAAACAATCCTGAAAGACCCGCGAGAGTTCTTCCAGTACTTGCGGCCGCCTTACGGTCAATGCCCATACCATCAACTATAGCATTCCCAGCATCCTTAGCGGCAGTGCCACCCAACTCCACGGCAGCGCCACCAACGTCACCCACGCCCTTGAGCACCGCCTTAGCGTCATCCTTCGTGCTCTCAGCCGCCTGTTTCACATCGTCCAAGGTCATTTCCTTAGATGCAGGAACATCGTCCCCAGCAAATGGGTTACCCGTCTCCCTATCCGTGGGGGTTAGTTGCTCACCAAGACGGTTCTCAAGTTCCGCCTGCAACGCAGAAACCTTCTCGCCGAAAACGTCCGTGAGATGCTTCCAAGCCGCCTTGGTGTCCTTGAAATGATCGACGTCGGCCGGGTCCTTCGGGGCCCCCTCAAGCATGTTCCCATCGTCGGGGGAAACTGCCTTCTTGTCCCCGTCACTATCGCCCGGATCAAAGACGTCATTCCCAGTCATGCCAGATTCCTCGCGCTGCTCAGGCGTAAGGTTCTGGGCCGCCTTGTTCCGTGTCTGAGCGTCATCCATGGACTGTTGAGGGTCACCCTCAGTCCTGCGCTCAGTCAGCGAACGACCACCATGCTCAGCCTTGTCCTGCTTGATCGACTCGGCATTCTTCGCATCAACCTTGGCCTTATTGGCCTTGCGCTGCTCCTCGTTCATGGGGGAGCCGTCGGGGTTTAGCCCCTTGAGCGCATTCTTTTCAGCATCGGATAGTGCCATTTTTCCTCCTAAAACGGTAGGCTAGGAACCTACGTTCCTAGCCTACCATAAACACCCAATCATCTGAAAGTAATTCCGAGGGCTGCTACCCAACTAAGCCCGGCCCAGTTCATTAGGTTGCTTCCGGGCAATTAGTCAGAAATTACTTACCAGACTTGGGAGCCTTCTTCGCCAGATAATCAATAAGAGCCTCAGTGACGATATCCGACTCGTCCTTACGCAGGAGCCAGTGGGCCTCAGTCAGGTCCGCCTGAACAGACTTCGGGAGACGGAACTTAACGGTGCTGTGAGTAGAAACAGGGCGTGCCATGATTACCAACCTTAATCAATCTTCAATGTGAATGTCGTGTCTCGGAGAACTGTTCCCCCGGGAACCCTTACAGGAATCAGTTTACCATTCCAAGTGCCGCCATGCAACATGTCGTCTAAAGTCAACGTTGCTGCGACGTTGCGGGGCATCCCCGCAATGTGTACATCTAGTTTACCATCAATTTCCTCTGCATACTGCTTTGCTCGGATATAAACGGATTTTGTGAAACTACTCTCATGCTTCCAGGCCCCCAGTTCTACAGGGTCAACCCATAGCGAATCCGGGGGAGTGGTGGGGCCAATTAGGTGTAATGAATCCGTATCGGCGTATGCGAATGTTTCATAATTATCTTGCGCTGCGCTAATTGTTTTCTTCCGAGCATAGGCCGTAATGAACACGCCCATCGGTGTATAGACAGGGTCACGCATTTCAGGTTCATTCATTACCAGTGATACGCGATTATCTTTCAGGGTGGGATGTTTTCCAGTAATGTCAGGATTAGTTGCAAACTTCCCGTACAAACTGTTTAGGTGTAGTTTAGCAATTTGTCTTAGTCCGCCAGTACTATTCTTTTTAATTTCCATAAAATGATCTACGTAATTATCGAAAAAGCCGTGTGACCCACGAAACTCGAATGTTCCGTTCCACGAATAAATTTTAAAGTTATAATGTTTTTTCCACAATTCAATATCAATGTTAGTTGCCACCACCGTTGTGGGCTCTTTTACTTCTTCAAGATATTGGGTTGGGTTAAATGAAAGATTCTTTTTAATTTGTATGCAAGGAATGTGATTCGGCTTTAACTTAGCAGTAAACGTGATTGACGCAATGTATAAGGGGCGATTAGTTCTAGGTGCTCCGTCAGAATAAATTGGGTCACCGTAGGGGAGCAATGCTGTTCGCATTACTGAAGGATAAAGCGAATTAACATCATACACGCTACCCTTGCCATTTAGTTTCTTAGAATAACGCGGATCTGCATATGTAAATCCGCCACGGTATGCTTTTCGTATCTCTGTGTCAATCTCAGGCGAAAGAATTGGAAATCGACGAATAAATAGTTTACCCGTCATTTTCTTGTATGTTGCGAGAGAATCGCTACCCGCCGTCAGTTTAGTCATCTTCTCTTCAAACTGAACTTCGAGCGCTTGAGCGACGATTGCTACATCATTTCGTTGATATCGCTTTTCTTGTTCTGTTGGAATGTATCCTATCGGTCTATGCTTTTCATAATCAATCTCAAGTTTCTGGTCATGCAAATTAAATGCTTTAGCGATTGCACTGACCGACATTGGCAATTTCTTAAACGAATCTCGAAACTCAACCCTGTAACCCGTCTCAAAAACAACTGTGATTGAATAGTACTTGCCCATGCGTGAAATCAGGGAAGTAAATTCCTTAACACCAGGATTTTCTTTTACCCATTTATATCCGTGCTTCAACAACCAGTCAAGAATGAATGTGCCATCAAAAGCCAGATTATGGAAATAAATGTGTGCGGCACGTTCAGCAATGTGAGACATAAAACCATCAAGCGTAGTTCCATCAACATAATTCTGAAGTTTCCCGACCTGAATAATGCCCCAAGACCACACACGGCAATCATCCTCAACCGTCGTCGTCTCAAAATCAGCACAAAACGAAGGAACTTTCTTGTGGCTACGCCTAGCGCCGGCCCTTCCGGGACCTACGCTTGTTGATTGGCGAACCACTAAAATCATCCTCCGGTTTGATATTTATTGTCTTGATTTCATTCAACAATGATTTTATTTCACTGTTGGAATCTTCAACGTCTTCGTAATATAAATCATCTCCAGCGCGCCTACGATCAAAATACCCTTCTTTAGCCGCTTCATACTGCAAAGAAAGATTGTTAGCAAAATCAGCATTAACAGTCCACATTAACCACAATACATCATCAGGAATGTCTGTGAGAATATCATACAAATCAGGATCACCAATAACATCAACCATTGCAGCAATTTGACGCTTTGCTTGAGTCAACCTATTCTGCTTTCCCTTGCGGGTAAGTGATTCTAGAACCTGATTTGTCTTTTCTCGCATCGCCACGTCAGACTCAAAATTCACAGTACGCTTATCAGGATTCATCCGCTCAAGCGCATAATGCGAACCGCCAGACAAGTAAGTCTTCTTCGGGCGAAAATCCCTAATCCAATCTCCTACAGTAGCATCTCCCATATAGGGGAGTCTTGTTCCGCCAACTGATTTCTCATATTCATCTATATCTGCGTTATAGCGACGCACAGCATCACGATAACGACGAACGTCTCTAGCAGAAATGGGATTACCTTTACGGTCAGCATAATACCAAACACTATCAGAATTATTGAACTCACTAAGACGCTCAAGTTCTCGCGCCGCATTCTTCAAAGTCACCTTACCTACAGCCGATTTACCTAACGGATCGTACTTCGTCCCACGAATATCCGCACCATCGTCACTAGTCGCCATCTTATACATCTTACGCACAGCGCGATCACGCTCAACCTGCAACAAATCTCGCGCCCTATCCAAATCGGAACGATGCCGCTCCCTTGCGCTCGCCTTAGCCGACTTGACCTTAACCTTACCCTGTTCCTCAGACAAAGTATCAGGCAAAGGACTAAAGTCAAGGCCACCAACAAAATCCCGAATCTCGCTCGCAGTATTCCGAACATGCTTCGCGCCGCGCTTAAACGACCGATAATGCTTACCCCAATGAGACTTAACCAAACCAATCACCCCCTGCCCCCTAAGGGGCAGGGGGCAACTAGTATCCTACAGTGTCCGGCAGGCCAGCGGCC